AGCACGTTCGGCTTCAGTAATAAGAGCCTGCTGAACACCTACGTTAGTAGTGCCCACTAGGAGAATATGCACAGGTTGGTTCTCTAGAGTACGGATGATGCTAACATAGTCATCATTAGTTACAGGAGGCCCATCGTATCCATTCTCTAGTGTTACATCCATCAACACATTAGGACCATAAAAGTCCACGTGGGTAGGGTTCTCAACATCAGTCTCACTCTCGTCAAGCGGGGCTAGTCTCAGCGGTGACTGACGTACTAAAGTGGCGTCGTAATTAATCGGGTCGATGGACTTAGGTAAGAAGAAGCCTCGGATAAACTTCGAATCGAGGAGTGCGTTTAATTCACCTGATTCGTTTGTATCCTCTAGTTTAACAGTGTAAACTTCATCAGCGAGAGGCGGGTTGAAGGCACTACCATTTAAGTCTTGTACAGTAAGGCGAAACTCGCTATTACTCACAGGATAGATACTAACCGTAACTTGATTACCCCAGTTACCCTCACTGACTGCTTGGAGGCGCAGGAGAGGGGTACCATTGAAGGTATAGAAATCACGGAATGCACTACGAGGACCATCCAATCCGCCCTGGAATGAAGTGAAATGAGTAGCGGGATTCGGAATAGTAGTGACTAATGCAGGACTAGTGGTAAAGCCTCTATTAGCAGTGTTATTGTCTGCCGTTACGTAGAACGAGAAGCGATTGCTGATAGAACCAGTGAGAGCGGGCTCTAATTGAATGACTACTCCGTTGTCCTGAACATTACGAGTAATCTCACCAAAGGGCTCCACACCTGCAGAGGCACTGATCAGGCTAGTGACAATCTGGTTAGGTAGGTCGCCGCTAGAGATGGGCACAGAGACTACATACTTGTTAACTCTAATACTCCAGCTATTACCCTCTACTATATTGAGGGCTGCACCGGCTACAGTGCCGAAACGAACTCTGATGTTATTACTAGTTAGTGGGATGAGAATGTTACTAGAACTACCTACACCAGCAGTGATATTAACATCAATATCCGTAGTGACAGCCGCCCAGTTAAGTGGATTCTGACCCAGTGGTACAAATTGCCATTTAATAGTAGCTACACCAGTATTAACATCATCAACACGAAGGAAATATCGGCCACTGGTAGAACCAGTATACGGGCCCTCTGCGGTTACCGTTTCTTTACTATTGACTACAGGCGCTACGGCAGTATTAGTGAGCATAGGCCACACTATATCAGCAGCTGCATCCTCGCGAGCAATGACCTCTCCCACGAAATTGGTATGGATATTGAGAGTGTTATTAACTCCCGCTACACCAGAGAATGTGAGGGATGCAGAGGCAGGGCGGCCCCGACCAGTAACTCGTACTAGGGCAATGTTAGCATCATCTGGATTAGTGAATTGATCATATACAGCCTGGTACTGTAATGAACCTGGACTAGTGTCGGAGCCATAGCGATACGCAAAGTCCGAGAAGTTACCAATGTAGGTCAGGAGGTTAGCCGGCCCCCGATTAAATCGATCTATGATGGCGATCCGATTCAATACGTTCGGCCGCGGCAAGGCTAAACCTACATTAGTATCTTGAAATTCTATAAAGGGGGCGCGAGCCATTTATCTATATATCCGTAGGGACTTAGTAGTCTTACCAGTTATTAGATAGACTCAAGTAGGATCTAGTATAGTAAATCTCTCTAGGGGTTGTCTTAATCTATCCCGCCATCCCTTGCTGACGTAGCTGTCTAGAGCTATTAATAGACTACCCTGATGAAAGTAGACGTTACCATTGTCCTCCCACTTACTAGTTGAGTAATTACTACTCAGTACCTGTATATTATCGCCTGGTAGCGCTACGCTGTGTTCATTATCGTATAATGCAAGGCGCGTTAGCTCCATGTAGTTACTGATAATAGCTAGTGGAGGACTAATGGCCAGCCTAGCAGTAGATACTATGGGTTCTTGCAGGCGTGGCTCTAAATTATCAGTTATAAGTATAGGACACTCTTCTATATCGAGATCATCGAAGCTAACCTCTTGCATAGAGAACCGTATTATGAAGTTAAAGCAGGCCTGTTCGTAGCCCCCCATTCCTCCCATAGTATGCGGCTTATATACACTACTAACCTCATAACCCATAGAGCTATGGGGTGTGCTAGTCTCCGCTTCGTTATTAGGGAATATAGAACAAACGAGGCCCGGCTGTGTAGCTAGTCCCGCTGCCTGTCTCCAGTACTCTATATTCACTACGTCTCCAGTGACAGGGTGCTTTACTAGTGGGTAGTAGAGTAGAGGGTGATTAGATAAATATGTGAATAGACGGCGGCTGATGTCGTATAGTGAGTTCTCTATCCTGAGATCTGTCATTTTAGTCTCCTGAGACGGTCAAATACATCCTGGAGGCGCGGGCTCATATCTCCTGTAGTTACTCTAACTACCTTACCGCCCTTCTTATTAGGGTCTAGTATGGTGGCCCTAATCTCATTCAAGTTATCTTGCTTCTTAGCCATTATGATTAGAGAGCGGGGGTTCGTTGTATAGGCTGATCTATTGGCTACCTCATCCCCTACTCCTACCTCGAGTTTGCTAGGGAAGCCATCATCTCCTGCTAATAGATCGATTATCTCTCTTATCTCAAGAGCTGACTCTCTGAAAGACGTGAAGGTTATGCCCGGCACGCCATCTCTATCAATATGTATAGCGCCTAGTACCCCAGTGTAAGGGCTTATAGAGTATGTAGCCTGTAGTAGAGTCTCTACTAGTGCCATAGGTGTTAAACCATTTACCTCTATGAGTAATGTATCGTCCGTATCTAAGAATGTATAACTCTCTTCTGTAGGTTGACTACTACTAATACGAAGTCGTACGGTTCCTTCTAAGGGGCCCGTAGTTCTGAAGTAAAACGTATTGAGCTCATAATCGGTAGTCGGTGTGGGCTCCATAGCCTTATAATTACCCTCCTTGACCTCGAGTATAAGAGAACGACTCCCCCATTCCCCCATAGAACTAAAGTCGGGTTCCGTACTATGGAGTAGCCCTGGGATGTGATACTCACTAGAGGCACGGGCTGCTATAGCCATGGCAGGTGTTATAGTAACAACTTCCCACCGTGCGTTGGGAGGGGCTGGATTTAGACCTGCTACTAGCGCTCGGTAGAATAGGCCATTATATCTGACTACATTACCAATAGCGTATGTAGTGCCTGCGGTCCACTCGCCTAGATAGCCTGGTAATATAGCGCTTAGTGCTATAGTATGGGCCGACATTATCACCAGCTCTTTACCAATAGTGGCATCGTGGCGCCGTACTCCCAGGCTCATACCTACCGTCTCGAACCATACAGAGGCCCTCGTGCGCTTAGGTAATTCATTCGGGAAATAACTCTTACTATCTATGTCTAGTTGCACAGAGCGGGGCCTCTTACTATTAGGGCCCACCAATAGGTTGGTGCAGTCTAGAGCGCCTAGCGTAGCATTATTAATAGTCATAGTGACACTAGATATGACGTCGTGAATAGTATAGCCATCTACCATAGGCACTATGACTTCTACTGCACTAGAGTTACTTACTACGTATCCATCGGTGGGGCCCGTTTTATTAGATAAGTAGAGATATACATAGCTATAGTTATCGCTATCTATATGTAGTGTCTCTAACTGTCGTACTGGTGAGTTGGGCCGGCTCGTATCTAGATTGATAGATGTGAAATCAGTATAGGACAGTGAGTCTAGGTTGAGGTTAAGTGCAAAGTAGAAAGTACGTTCCTTATCAGTATCTAGCTCTCGTGTCCCGTCTCCTGATACTAAACCATCCTTATAGAGAGTTATGATACGCTCTAGATCGGTTATAGCCGCCTTCTCTAGATTTTCCGCTAGCGTTATATTCTTAACATTAGCATCAATAGGAATGGAGGCTATTAGACGACTAGCAGTGAGAGTAGCTGCTATGGCCAGTAGACCCTCTTGGAATGGTCCGCTAGAATCACTGAGTATCTCGACTACTCGCTGGAATACTATGGGATACGTATCGCCGAATAGATATGTGTTATCCAGAGCGCGGGCTGCGCTCAGTATCAAGCCCATGCGCGGATAGGCCTGTTGCAGCGCTACAGCCACTACCTCATCCTGCCGTCGTCTATAGGCTGATAATAGAACACTGTGAGAGACTACCATATCGAGGAATGCTTCGCGGTTAGTCTCTATATAGGTGCGGATGGGACCACTCTGGCCAAAACTGTTCAATGTAACCTCCGGTTACTCAAGGTTCATTAGGGCATCAATAGTACGCGCCTTACCGATGAAACGAATACCTTTTTCTACAGCTATATCCTTGATTTTGTCAGATGTCAGTTTTTCTAACTGGGCTCGTCTATCTAAATTAGCAGCATTAATGAGGGTAGGGCTGTTAACGGTGCTAACCTCAATCTCCTTTCCATCTGCTGTCAGGAAGACCGTAGTCTCGTCATCATCTTCATTGTAGATCTCAGGCTCTACGGGAGGCATACCGGACTCTCCTAACTCAGGAGCCTTTTCTTCAATAGGTACTAGAGGCTCTCCTGGTAAACCCACTGGGATATCATATACTTCGTAACTGATGAGACTCTCTTCTTGAGTAGAGACGCCGTGGGTAACCTCGCCTTCAATGTAATCGTAGTTAGCGCCCTCGCGGTTTACTTCATCCATTAATTCCTTATAGCCCTGTTGATACTCATCGAGATAGAAGTAATCTAGATGAATAGACTGCGGGCTAACTAGAAACTTGAGCTCCTCTTTCGCCTGTACATCATTAAGGTCGAAGTGAGGTCTATCTCCTGTGAAGTAAGCGCGATTTTTGCCCCCGAACTCATAGTCAAAGGGACTTAGAATGGTCAGTACTAATGTAGTCATATATTTGGAAAATGGATATCATATACAATTTAACACATTCCATAATATAAAACGCTAGGAGAAATCCTAGCGTTTTATATAAGCATCGCACTACTAGATTAAGCTTCTGTAGATAGTGCGGGAGATAGTGAGAGCATCAGATGGGCCTACAGTCACTTCAACTAGGTCAGTGGGATCAGCCCATTTAGTCAGGCGAGAGTCACCTGGTTTTCCGACCTTACGCATAGGAGCCTCATTCGCTAAGTAGATAGGATTGATGCGACCTAGTAATGCAGAGTCAGAACGAGTTAATACGCGCTGGATAGCTGGTTCGTTACCAGTCTGAGCAGACGCAGTAGTGCTGGGCATGTAATACTCAAACACAGAGACATGAGTACCAGACACAGCGTTGATGTTATTGATGTCAGCAACAACAGTACCCGCAGTGCCAGAGTTAGCGTTGCCAATGTTGGCGTAATGGAACGCAGTGCCGGGCTTAATTAAGAAGGATTTACCAGCAGTGTTATAGCGGGCTACAGCCTCAGCCTTAGTAAATACCTTACGGACTGCAGGGAACTCAGGTACCTGAGCGCTCAACTCGAGAAATGCAGTAGAGGTGATGTTCTCTAAGAGATTCTGGGATGCTGCATTGGTCTGGGGAATTACTTCCTTGAGAACTAGGCGCACGCCAGAAGGAACGAGAGGATAAGGAGCATAAGGACGGCTGGTACTCTTAGCTCGCTCTTCTTCGTAATTGTTGAAGGCTACAATATCAGCTGCGCTAGCCGATCCCTTGAATACGCGGTTACGCACATTATCGATACCACCAAGAGCAGCTACAGCAGCCTCGGCAGCGGGGCTGATGAATACCTCAGCGTAGGCCTCAAGATTAGCATCGTAGTTAACGAAGTAATTGACACCAGCGGCGACAGCAGCAGTTTTATCAGTAGGTTCTAAGTAACTGGGTACTGCGCTAATTACAAAGCGCTGTCCTTGTGCTACAAGAGAACCAAGAGCGCCGAAATCAAGAGATAAGCCATTGAGAGAAATAGGAATACCATCGAACTCGATGGTTCCACCAGTGAAGTTAATCGTGTCCTCGTTAGGAGAGGCCTGTACAGCTGCGGTGGGGGCGGTAGTTACCCCACCCAGCACATACAGCGTATCGTAGATCGGCTTACGCGCTCCAGGGAGAGCCTGCCAAAC